TGACGCAGGACGCATCGATTCCGCCCGGCCAGCCCGAGACGTTCTATCTGGCGACCGACGCCGACGACTGGTTCGGCCCGAGCACGCCGGAAACGACCGCAGCGGACAACTATTTCCCCGGCATCATCAACGGCGGCCAGCTCCCGTACTCGCTCACCTATGCGCGCTACGCCGCGACGGCGACGCCGGCGGGCTCGTATGGCGCGAATCTCGGCTCGCTGACGCTCGCGCAACTCCAGGCATTGACCGGAACGCTGATCGTCACCACGTCGGCGCTGTTCACGTCGAGCACGATAAATCTCTCGACCGCGACCAGCTTCGCGAACGCCGCGTCGATCATGACGGCCGCCTTCACGACGCCGGATTTCGCGATCACGTATGACACGGCGCGCAACCGCTTTCTGCTGCTCACCACGGCAACCGGCCCGACTGCGACATCGACGGATGTGAGCGGCACGCTCGCTGCGGGCGTCGGCTTGGCACAATCGGCTGGCGCATTCATTCAGACCGCGGGCGTCGCCGCAGACACGCCTGCAACCGCGATGAACCGCCTCGTGACGCAGACGACGAACTGGGGCAGCTTCACACACGCATGGTCGGCAACGCTGGACGACCGGCTCGCATTCGCGCAATGGAATAGCGGTCAGAATTTCCAGTACTGGTATCTGGGTTGGGATGCTGACGCCGCCGACCTGACGCCGAACAACGCCGCGTCGTTTGGCGCGCAGGTGCTCGCCGCGCCATATCAAGGCACGACGCCAGTCTATGGTACGGTAGCGACCGCTGCGGCCTTCATGGGCTATGCGGCATCGATCAATTACAACATCACGAACGGCCGCACCACGCTAGCATTCCGCCAGTTCACGGCAGGCACGCCCGCGACGGTTAGCGACCTGTCGAGCGCAAATGCGCTGCTGACGAATGGCTACACGTACATCGGCGCGTATGCGAACGCAGCGAACCAGTACACGATCGCCTACAACGGCAAAACGTCGGGTTCGTTCTTGTGGTCGGACACGTATCTCGATCAGATTTATCTGAACCGGGAACTGCAACGCGCGAACTTCGAAGCACTTCTTGCATACAATTCCATACCTTACAATTCTGACGGGTATGCGGAACTGTATCAGGCGGCGCTCGATGTGATCGACGCGGCGGTGACGAGCGGTATCATCCGCGCGGGCGTGACGCTGACGAACAGCGAAGCGCAGCAGATCAACGCCGCCGCCGGCCGCCAGATCAGCGACGTGGTGCAGTCACGCGGCTGGTATTACCTGATCGGCGATCCGGCCAATGTCGGACAGGCGCGCCAGAACCGCACGAGCCCCGCGGCTACCTTGTGGTGGACGGATGGCGGCTCGGTCCAGCAGCTCAACGTCAACTCCATCGCGGTTATCTAAGGAGATTCGCAAATGCCAGGCACTCTTACCGTTGCGAACAGCACGCTCGCGATGACCACGGAAGCGCTCTACACGAGCGCGCAGCGCGTACAAGGCTACGCAGCCGACGACGCGTTCGACTTCTCGGAAGTCGAGAACGGCGAGTATTCGATGGGCATCGACGGCAAGCTGTCGGCAGGCTTCGTGTTTAACGCGATCCCGTTCACGATGACCTTGCAGGCGGATTCGCCGTCGCTCGCGCTGTTCGAGAACATCTGGAGTTATGAATATTCGAACCGCACCAAGCTCACACAGAACGTGACCGTGACGCTTCCGGCAGTCAGCAAGCGCTATGAGCTGAAGAACGGCTTCATGCAGTCGTACAAGGCGCCGAGTGGCAAGAAGATTCTCCAGCCGGCGGTCGTCGTGTTCACGTTCAACACGCTGCAAGTCTCGCCGATCTGACATGGCAAAGGCTAAATCGGCTGGCATCATCTTCTTCGCGGGCAATCGCGTACTTCTCATGAAGCGCGATTCGCTCGCACCAGAAGGTGGCTCCTGGGACTTTCCGGGCGGCGGAATGGAGCCGGACGAGACGCCAAAGCAGGCCGCCCGGCGCGAGACGCGCGAGGAAAGCGGGTTCGATTACGACGGCCCGCTGATGAAGGTCAAGAAGATGTCGAACGGCTATGTCGCGTTCGCCGCGCTGCTTGACGAGCCATTCGTGCCGGTATTGAATGACGAGCACACGGAATATGTCTGGGCGCCGTTCGACGATCTGCCGTCGCCATTGCACCCTGTCACCCGCAAGGAACTGAAGGAGATCGAGGACATGCCACTGATCGAAGGAAAGAGCGACAAGGCGCGCTCCGAAAACATCGCCACGGAAATAAAAGCGGGAAAGCCAAAGGCGCAGGCCGCCGCAATCGCGTATTCAGTGCAGCGCAAGGCGCAGCACGCGCAGGACGACAAGGACGCCTTCCGGCAGAATCTGGACAATCTGCACCAGTGCGCGAACGACTGTATGGCGTACGACAGCAAGCGGGCCCGCGACAGCAAGATGGCGAAGGACAAGGGCAAGAAAGGCAAACGTAAGTAAGGTTTCGCAGCACAACTGGTCCGATCATTGACTACCTGGAGCAAATCATGACTTACGTTGTATCGCAGACCCTGACCTATGTCGGCGACTCGCTGGTAACAAACACGAACGGCGACACGTCGCTGTCGGCGATCGTCACCGGTACCGACTCGGGCGCTACGCTGCTGATCGAAGGTTCGACCGACGGTTCGAACTGGAGCACGCTGAACACGATCACCACGGCCGGCACCTACCCGATCACCTACGGCGCGTATCCGCTGGTTCGCGCGCGCATCAGCGTGCAAGGCTCGGGTTCGTTCCAGGTGGCGCTGTCGGCGACGCTCGCCGCGCAGGGCGTGACGGTCCTGAATTCGGTCTCGGATGTATCGGTGACGCCGACTGTCACCGCTGGCGCCTACACGGCCGGCAACGAGGTGGGCGGCCTGCTGCACTTCTCGAACGTGTTCGGCCCGTCGTTCAGCGGCACGTTGACGGACATTTTGGTCAAGTCGAAATCGGTGCAGACCACTGGCTACAAGCTCTACCTGTTCAGCCAGCAACCGACCAACTCGACCTGGACGGACAAGAGCGCGCCGGCTATCAACGCACTCGATTTGCCGTACCTGCTCGGCGTGTTCACGCTCGGTGCGGCGGACTCGGGCCTCGGTACGGAAACGACCAATCAGACCGACAACATTCAAGCGCAGATTCACTCAGTGAATCAGGATCTGTACGGCGTCCTGACCGCCGTCGCGACGCCGACCTACACCAGCACGTCGGACGTCACCGTGTCGGTGCGCGTCAAGCAGAACTGATCGAGCGGTCGTGCAAAGGGAAAGGCCCGCGAACGCGGGCCTTTGTCATTTTCGGTTCGCACGGCGCCACCGCCGATACTGTTCGTGGGCGCGTCCTGCCACATATCCGACGAACAATACATAAAGCACGAAGCTACCGTTGAACGTCATCGCGCGCCCCGCTTGCGTAGTTCGCTCGTCACGTACCACTCGCGCAGCAGATACGACCACACAAACAGGCTCACGTAAGCCCTTTGCGCGGCCGCTACGCCGACCCGGCGCGAATGCCGCCACGTCCACCTGAGCAGCTTCGCCGACCGCACAGAGAGCCACGTAGCGAGCCGGAAGAACAGCGCGACGCCGCGTGGCACCTGCTGCACAAGTGCGTCGAGCAGACTGAAGATCAGCCGCAGCCAGATGCCGAGCGCCGCGAGCCCGGCGAACACGACACCCGTGATGATCGCGAGCGGGAAAAGCATCAACGTCGCCATGACTATTCCTTGTGTCCGAAGTCGAGCCAGTCACGATAGGTGAGCATCGCGGCGCCGGGATAGCGCGCCGCCATGTGCGCTTTGTATTCCAGATAGCGCAGGAAGATTTCCATCACGCGCTGAGTGCGAGCGTCTCGAGAATCGCGACGTGCTGCGCGCGCTGCTCGGGCGTGTACGTGGTGATGTTCGCATTCAGGCCGTCGCGGAACGATTCGTTGTAGCGGGCCATGCCGTGCGCCTGAATGAACGACTGGCATGCGCGCAGATGCTCGATACTCTCGACGACACGCGGCGCCGTAGCGGGCTCGTCGATCGGCGGATTCGTCTGCATCGCCGCGATCCCCGCGAGCGTCGCCGCAGACTGATTCGGTGCTTCGAGAATCGCTTGTGTCGCAGGCGACGCGACAGCGAACGGGTTACCGGCGCCCGGCGTCGCGGCCGACTCGGCAGGCGCGGCAGTAGTCATAGCGGAAATATCGGGTTGTGCGGCTTCCGCAGACGCCGCAACGGTCTTTCCCTCGGCGGCGCGCTCCGCCTCCATTTCCGCCTTCGTGCGGCGCTTGCGCTTCGTGGGCGTTCCGCCGTCAGCCATTAGCGGGCCATCCTCGCCTTGTGCGGGTGTCACCGGCTCGTCGTTCGCTTGCGCGAGCGGATACACAGAGCCGTCCATATCCACAGCAACCGCCGGCTCGTCGTTCGCTCGCGCATCCGGCGGTGCAACGGCAAACGCGCGGCCGATGTGCGCAGAGAACATTAGGAATTGTTCGAGTTCGTTGATGCTGTCGAATTGCAGGTTCATTGCTTCTTTCCTCTTTGGACCGGTGAGAGTGTTTAGACTTCTTCGCGCGCGGCGCGATTGTCGGCGCGCGTCTTTTGCATGTTCCGCTTGATCACGAGCTTCTGACGATAGTTCGCTTCGTCGCGCTTGATCTCGTTGATCAGCATGAGCACGCGGTTTTCGCTGAGCACGTTCGTGTTGCGCACCGTGTAGATCGCGCGATCGGACGTGTTGAAAATCTCGGCGGCGCGAGCTACGCCGATAGCGTCCGTCAGGTCCTTCACGGTGAACAGTTCCAGCGGCAGCGTCTGGTAATCGACGGGTTGCACAGCGGTCATTTATTACTCCTGGTTGATTTATGAGCAAAGTGTAAATGACTTGTCACGACCCGTCAATCACATGTTAGTACGTTTTACGTACGGCGCGACTTGCGGCGTCCCACTCGACGGGCGTGCAGTCGTCGAGCGATTTACGGCGGCGTGCAATACCTACGACGTCGTACGCGATGCAC